GGTCCGCGGTCATCGGTGTAGCCATGACAACTCCTAGACAATCGTGATGGTCTGCTCGAACTTGCGGGCGACCACCGACTCGACGCCGGGCACCGCCTTGAGGCAGTCGCGGACCGCGTTGACGATGGTCATGTCCGACACCACCTGCTGCTCCTGGTCGATCGATCCGATCGATACCGACACCAGCGGCATCGCCTCACCAGACCTGCCGATGACCGTGTAGTTCGCCATGCGCCCTCCTCAGGCGATCCGCTGCAGACGCAGCCAGGAGTCCGTGTACAACGTCACCGGGCTGGCGTCCGACACCAGCTGAGCCCAGTCACACGAATAGGTGCCGGCCGTCGAACCCACGCGCAGGATCCCGCCCAACGTGAGCGTCAGCGGCGTGATCCCCGTGCCCAGACAGCCGAACGACCTCGCGGCCGTGATGTCGTTGGTTTCCATGCGCGCCGGGTAGCCGCGGCCGCCCTGCGTGTCCAACTGCGCCGCGCCGGCCGCCGAGAACGTCACGACCGGGGAATGGCCGGCGCCCCAGCAGTACCACTCACCCAGCGCCCCCGACGGCGCGGACCAGTCCACGTTGAGGTCCGCAGCCGACGGCCCGTCGTACTTGATCCAGCCGTCCATGACGTACACCGCGTTCGCCACGACGTCGAACTGCAGATGAGGGTCAGCGGTCGCGGTGGTGGTGGCCGCGCGCGGGGTGTCGGCGGTTTTCCGCGCGACGAGGGGCAGCATCGACCGCAGCAGGGCGGCGGTGAGCTTCGTCCCTGCGGGGATGCTCGGATAGGACTCGGCCACGGGTAGGTCTCCTTACAGGGCGAGATGGGTTGGGTCGGCGAGCGCGACCGACTCGCCTGCTGCCTGGTTTTTGACGACGCCGTTGACCGAGCGGGTCACGGACATCGTCTGGGGGCTGAGGAGGTAGAACTCGTCGTAGTAGGCGACCAGTGACGGGTTCGTGATGCCGGTGGCCCCGTTGCAGGAGATGCCGACCGCTCCGGAGTTCGCGGTGTTGGAGCCGATGGCCTGGTCGACGTGCCAGTCGCTGGCGGCGGGTTCTGCCTCGTCGTCGCGCCAGATCCGGGCCCTCACTCGGTGGGGGGTGTCGACGCGGGCCCGGATCCAGAAGGCGTCGTTCGCGGCGTAGGTGCGGCCGGTGTTGACTGGGGAGATGATCGCGGAAGTTCCGTTGGTGATGTCCGCCCACACGGTGTTGTCGGTCTGGAAGTAGACCCGCACCCGGTAGAAGGTGCTGGAGTTGATGTAGCGGAGGATGATCCCCGGGAGGAACGGCTGCGTCAGAGACACCTGACCTGGGGTGATCTTGCAGAGGACTTCTGCGTCGGTGATGTCGTTGACCAACGTGTTGATGCGGACGGCGCTCAGCGACGACGACAGGGTCATCACGCCGCGAGTGCCGTCTACCGAGCGCTCGGAAGCCGACTGGAACAGGGACGTCCACGTCTGCCCGGAGTCGGCGGTACCCCACGTGCTGGACGCGGTGCGGGTGAACGTGTCGGCGCCCTTGCTGGAGACCGCGGTGACGGTCATGCGTTCCCCACCGACGTGGATGTCCCAGGGCGGCTCGCCGCCGTCAGTGGTCCACAGGCCGGTCAGGCCAGGCGATGGGGCCACGTCGATTTGCGTCGCGCTGGAGGAGGCGTCCGTGTACAGCACGCTGCCGTCGGTGTCGACGCGGGCGCTCGTGTTGTCGAGGTAGCCGATCGCGTTGTACGGCGACGACGGCGCGCAGGTGAACGTCAGCTTGTGCTGGAAGTGGTTGATGGACTCGTCGATGCCCAGCAGGAGTTGATCGATGGTGTCGGGTGCGCACCAGGGGGCGGGCGGGTTGGTGATCTGGATGCGGTCGCCGAGGCGGAGCGCGAGGATGGCCCGCCGCAGTTCCGGGGTGATGCTGGAGTGGGCGAGGTTCACGGAGATCTGCGGGTACCGTTCCTCGTCCACGGTGCCGAGCCCGACCCGCCACGCCGCATGATCCAGGAGGGTGGCCTGGTCGGTGGTGGCGAGGTTGAGGGTGAGGCCGGAGCTTTCTCCGTACCGGCCGACCGTGTCGGTGCCGAGGGGGCCGTCCGTCTGTTCGTAGGTGGCTGAGATGCCGCCTGCGGTGACGGTGAGGATGTTCTGTGTCTGCCGGTCGTCCTCGGTCGGGGTGGGCACTTCGGACAGGTTGTAGCCCGTGTACGACAGGATCAGCGCCGGGTCCTGCGTGTACAGCGAGGCGCGGGTGCGGTAGCCGAGACCCAACACGGCCCGGTTCTCGAACAGCAGGCCACCATCGGCCAGGCACGCTTCCTGCGCGTGCGCGAGGAGGTTCTGCTTTGCCTGCGGGCCGAGCGGCACCGTGTCGTCGAGGTCGCCGACCCAGTCGAAAGCCACGCCTTCTTCGGCGCACAGCCGCTGCATGCGACGGCCTGCGGCCTCCCCGGACGGCTGGATCGCCCGGCCGAGATCCGTGATGTCGGTGATCGTGGTCTGCACCGTGACATGCCCGACCGCCGCGCCCGTCGCGCCTGCACCCTGGGAGATGGTGGCCGGCGCCATCGACACGCTCATCACGCGGGTGACGGTCGCGGTGACGAGGCCGATCGCCGCGCTGTCGGTGATGCCGCTGTTGATGTCCAGCACCCGCAGTGTCGCCGCAATGTTCGCGCCGGACTGGGACACCTCCACCGACACGCGCAGCATGCGCCCCCGCACGTCCAGGCTGATCGACGGCGTCCCCGAGGTCGCGAGTTCCGCCTCGTCGCCGTCGCGGATCAGCAGCGTCAGCGTGCCCGTCGCCCCGTACGAACCGACGCCGCCGGCCGGGGCGTTGTAGTGGACGTCGAAGTAGTTGACCGCGGCGCCGGAGGACGGCTCGACAACCTGGATACGGGAGATCACGTCGAGGTCAGAGAACCCGCTCTTGGGGACCGCGAGGAGATAGCGGGTCTGGTGCTGGCCGCTGGCGGTGTCGTAGCGGGTGACGCCGCCCGTCAGGGAGGCGCCGGTGAGGGTGGGCAGCGCGTCGGACGCGCCGAAACCCTCGAATGTGGCGAGGACCGGGTTGCCGGTCCACGTCATCGCAGAGCCGTTGGTGAGTGCGGACGCCAACTGGACGGAACCGGTCGGGTCTTCGCACGGCCAGTACGCCACCAGCCCAGTCAGGTTGGGCTCGGTGATGGCCTGATAGATGACAGAGTGCGCGGGCGCCGGGCCTTGGGCGAGGCGCTGCATCGGGCCCGCAACGTTGGTGTCGACCCACACGTCAGTGCCGGTTGAGTCCCAGCCGCGCGCCCAGTCCGAGCCCTCCCCCCAGATCCGATAGGACTTGCCGCCGCTGCCGTCCGGCACCGACACACGGAGTGGCGTGTTACGGCCGATGAGCTTGTAGTACGGGCCGGCCGGGTTGCGGGGGGAGAAGCGGCCGTCGGTGTTCTTCAGCTGGAGCTGCGCCTGCCCGCGCTCCGTCTGGGAGCCTTCGCCGCCGGTGATGCCGTAGGTGATGCGGATCTGCCCGTTGTCGTCGCGGACCAGGACGTAGCCGTCCACCGTGAGGTCGATCCACTCGCCCGCCACCAGCAGTTCCACCGTGACGGGCTCGCCGTTGGAAGCCTCCCCGGTGGCCTGCGCCGGGCCGGGAAGGTTGGCGAGGCGCCTGCGGAACGCGGCGGCGAACGGAGCGATCGACGGCATGAGTCAGCCCACCTCTTGGAAGGTGATCCAGCAGCGCATGTCCGCCGCCGTAGTAGGCGTGGTGGCGCGGATGCGGAGGAAGCGGGACACGGCGACGATGGGCCGGTCGTCGGGCATGAACGTACGGACGTAGGACAGGCCCGTCTCGCCGGACACCGAGGACAGAGACACCGCGTCGAGTGGGCGCGTCGCCGTGATGGAGCCCTCGACGGTGGCCGTGTAGCCGGTCAGCGAGGTGCCGCCCACGCACAGCGACGCGGTGCCGTTCGGGTCGAGGTTGATGATGCCGCTGGCCACGTGCGCGGTGACCGTGGCCGCGACGTTCGTGTCGATCAGCTCGACGACACCGTCCGCGCCGGGCGGGTCGTCCAGGGAGAAGCCCCACTCCAGGATCTGGACCTGCCGCGTTGCGGGCGTGGCCAGTTGGAGCATGGTCTTGATGGCGGTGCCCGTGGTGACGGACGCCAGTGCGGCGGTCGTCGGTGCGGGTCCGTTCCATGTCGTGTATGGCACTCTCGTTCCTCTCCTCTACCTGCCGCGCGGCGGCCGCAGGGTTGCTTCGATACCGCCGCGGTCCCGGACCGCCTTACGCCCGGCGTCCACCCACACCTCGCCGAACTCCCGCTCCCCGATCCGCAGCTGAATCACCAGCGGCCGGCCCGACCCGCCGCCGGCCGCCGCGGGCTGCGCGTAGCCGGGGGCCGGGCGGCGTGGGGCGGTGAGCATCGACGCCCACGGTGCGGCCTCAGACGCCTTGCGCCGCGAGTCCGGACCCGACCACACCCGCGATCCCACCGGCAGCTGCAGGAGTTCCGGCTCGTGCTCGCCCACCCACGTCAGGCCGCCCCGCACACCGCCCGAGGCGGCCGCCCCGACGATGCCGCCCGCAGCCTTCTTCCCGAAGGCCTTCTCGACGAGCCGCTCCA